CGAAACGGTGTATGCCGATGGCATAGTCTCGCCATCACCCGGCGGCTCAAATCCATCCGACTGACTCGTCATCGTCGTGCGTTGCACCGTCGCACCTGCCGTGGTGCCGGCATAACCGTCCAGGGCTCGCCGCACCGCACGGGACAGCTTGCTCACCTCGTTGTAGGTCGTGGCATAGAGCGTCACCGAGACGCTCACGACCGGGCGGCCTATCGGCCCCGATAACGCCTGGTCGCGATCGACGCCGCTGATCTGCACCACGGCCAGCGGCATGTCGGTTCCGGTCGGCGCAAACACGGGAAACACCCGCGACCCTACGAACGAAGCTACCGTCGCGTCGCCCGTTAGTCGCGAGTAAACAACCGGGATCGCCGACTCGATGATATCCAAGCTCACGTGGTGGACTCCGTGGCAATGATCGTCATATCCCACTTGCGGTCGCGCTCGATGATCTGCTCAATGTCAAGCGTGCGCCCGTCCCACTCCAGCCGCATATCCTGCCTCAAGCCGGAAAGATAGCGGATGTCGAAACGATGTGTTGCCGTGCCGACCACCTGCCCGTACTGCTCAGACTCGCGGGCCGACAACTCAATGCGACGTGCCCACACCTTCTTGAACAGCGAGAACGTCTGCGTCACTTCGCCCGTCTCGGCATTAGCCGTGCTGGTCGGCTGCTTGACCGTCAGTCGCTCGGTGTATTCGCCGGCTCCGAATGGCATGGCTCACCCGTATTCGTGGAACCGAACCGTGTCGAGCATGTTTCTGGCACCCATCGGCACCTCTTTCAGCGCGTCGGTCGTGGACTGCTCGCGATACTTCCACAAGTGCGCGGCAATCATCATCATGCCGATCTGTGCCGCACGCGGAACCTTGGTCGCGTCAGCACCGTAGCCTGCCCACCATGTCACCGTGACGCCGTTCTCGTCAGTCAGATACGCCGGCCACGATTGGCCGTAGTTCGGTCGTAGCGTGCCAGGCCGCGAGAAGTTGTCGATGCGGTACTCACCAGTCGAAAGCGTCGTCGTGCTGCCGCTCGTCGATGGCGTGTAGACGATCGAGACACCGTTGAATCCGTTGGCAATCGCCATCGGTGGGCGCGGCAGACGAATCTCGGCCGGGAACCCGTCGAGCTTCATCTGCCATTGCGTGTGGATAAACGTCGATGCCGTGTACTGCTCAGCCCATTCCCTCGCGGCACCGAGCAGCACAACAAGCAGGTCGTCTTCGTCCTCAGTGTCGATGCGGCACTGAATCTTGAAGTCACGAACGCTGACCGGCTCGACAGCCGGGTTGCTGACGCGAATCAGTGACCGATACCGGCCAATGTAGTAGTTCATGCCTTCACCTTCCACACGTTGCCGGGCTTGCGACCGTGCGTCGTGAAGTCAGTGCAGTGCTGATACACCGGCGACTTGAGGTCAGCACCCGGCCACGTGATGTGGTACTCGCCGTGGCCGATCACGACTCGCGGCGTCATGTAGACGCGGTTGCCGCTTTTTCGCCACTGCTGCCAGAACCACATATCGGGGTCAATTCGCCCGTCCTCCCAGTCGCCGTCGTCGTTCGGCTTGGAGTGCAGCCAAGGCTTTCGCATCCGCTTGAGCGCGGCGCATGAGATTATCGTGCAGCCAAAGTGAGCGGCATCGACTTCCTGCACCGCCTGCCCCAGCCACTCGCCATTGAGTTCGATTTCCTTGCCGCGGTCGGGCCCCTCGAACGTGCCGAGCGGCGTAATCATCGGTCGCCCGTCCTCCCGCTTCGTCTGTATCGGAGCGAGCGCGTCGCACTGAAACGCCAGCGCCATCGTGAACAACTGCTCGACGTCCTCGCGGAGAATGAACGAGTCGTAGTCAAGGGCCAGGATGTATTCCGCCCCCTTGATCGCTGAGGCGAAACCACGGGACAGGCATTGGTCCCAGAACGCCCCGGTGTAAATCTGCGGCTCGATGCCGAGCGGCATCAGCGCCTTGAGCCACGCAAGGTGATTCGCCGTGAACGACAGTCGTGGCATCGACATGACCGCGACTACGCGGATGTCTGCCGTCGTTCCACCCTGTCCGCCAACGTTTACCAGCATGAGGTTCCTCCGTGAAATGAAAAGCGGGCGGGGCCGTGGGCTCGGCCCCGCCCGCGTGGACTCAACATGGAGGATATGTCAAGTCCCGGCGGCGGCGAGTCAGTTGAATCCGAGGGCGGACACGGCAACGGCAACGCCCTTTGTATGGGCGTCGTACGGGTTTGCATCTTCCTTGCTCGACAGGCGAGCAACGGAATAAACGCCACCCGCTGTTCGGGGCGTGACCTGGGTGCGGAAGTATCGCTTCGCGTGGCCAAGGTCAATGTCGAACCGCACCACGACGTCGCTGGTCGTGTTGGCAGGCGTCGGCATGGTGAAGCCACCGGTGCCGCCTCCAACTGTTGCGGTCAGGTCAGCGAAGTCGCTCGCGGTCGTCGTATCGGACGACTGGAGCTTGCACACCAGTGCGACAGTGGACGACGTGCCGGCAGCCGCGACGGCCTCAAAGCACACGTCCATAGACAGGTGCGAAAAGCCGAGCGTGTCCACCACCATCGCATGGGTGCCGGTGGAGGCGAGGTCATCCGACAACGCCGCGACGGTCTTTGTGGCTTCGACGAAGTTCACTTGCTGCTCTCCTGGGTCGGGTCAGGTTAGTGGGTTCAGGCCGCCGCCTTGAGGGCAATAACCGGGCCGGCCTCGGTCGTTGAGCCGAGGTCGTGGGTGACGATCGCCACGCGAGTCGTGGCGAACGTGTAGGTCTGATCGAGCTCGACGTACCGGCTGGTGTCGGTCTTGAGCGAAACCGACCGACGCTCGCCGAACGTCGAAGACAGCGTGAGGTCGCCGAACAGGGCGAGTACCTTTCCGCCCGTGCCGGTCAAATCGCTGACCATCGGCAGCACCTTGACGACCGGGTAGCCCATGAACTGGTCAGGGAAACCGCCCGCGAGGTCGGCCTTGGCGTTGCCGCCGGCCAAGGCCATAAGCCGCAGCATCGCGGTTCCGTAGCCGGCCGGGCTGATGTACCACTTCGGCTGACGAACGTACTGCGGCACCCGCGACACGACAGAAACGAAGTCGGGGATGTCGAGCGTGCCGAACGTGTTGTGCCCAGTGGCCGCAGTCACGACCGACTTGCTGTAGTCGCTCTTGACGATCTTGATCGTGATGCCCTCGACGCCGTTGTAGGTCGAGGTGCCGTCACCGATGAAACCCGCTTCATCGAAAGCCTTGGCGAACGCAAGGCTCGATTCGATGGCGAGTTCGTCGGCCATCGAGATCGGACTGTCCTCGATCAGCGAGTTCGGCGTCACGTTTCCATGACCCCACGCCTTCGCGGTCAGTTCGACCGAGTTGTACTTGATGTCCGAGTTCGTCGGAGCCTGCGACTCGCCGAGGGGGCGGGCAGTCAGGCCAGAAATCCGCCGCCGCACGAACAGCGACTCGCTGCCCATCGGCGTGCGCTTGAACGCGGTCGGAATCACGCCGTACTCTTCGACCAGACGAATAACTTCATTGCTGAACTCGGGCGTGACAAGCACGGCACCGGCGTCATTGATACCGGACGACTGGGCCCGCATCTCTTGCCCGACGTTGTTCGCAATGCACCACTCCCTCGCGGCCTTGTCGCCAAGGTTATAGCCGCGGATGTGCATGCCAGCCCGCAGCGCTCTCTGCTCGGCATCCGGCCCCTTGAAGGCCCGCAGCGATCCGTATGCCTTGGGACGGGCCCACTCGATCGAGTCGATCTTGGCTCCCATCGCTCGGGACTCCTGCTCGTCGGTTCCGGTCGCGGACTTGGATTTGTCGGTGCCGGCAGCGACTGCCGGGGCGCAACGGTTGAGAACGGCGCGAAGCTCGCCTTCCTTCGCCAGCCGCTTCTCGAAGAACTCGATCCTGCTGCGAACCTTCGTCGCCTTGTCGTCCAACTCCGCAAGGCGAACCGAGTCCTCTTCGGACATGACTTCGCCCTCTGGCACCGACTCCTCCATTGCCTCCATCTCGGCAACAATCTGGGTCAGCTGCTCGGCGAGCGCCTTGAGTTGTGCGGTAGCGGCCACGGTTGGCTCCTTGGTGCGGCAAGTGCCGGCGCGTCACGCGCCGTGCGACTTTCACACTACGGGCCGCAGCCCACACCCTGCCAATATGCGGCCGAGTGTTTTTTATTGTGCTCGCGACGATCTGCGATCACCGCCATTTCGCACGCTGCTCGCCGGCACGACTTGTTTCGCCGTGTCGCCGCAGCACGCGCAGCGCAGATATCGCACCTGCGTATCGCCGCATCGCACCGACGATGCCGTGAAGTATCGGCCAGCACGGCACCGCTTGCAGCACTCACCCGATTTTGCGGCCACGCATCCAAGCCCTCAGTGCCACAGACCGACGCGACCGCGGCACTGCGTCCGTCGTGCGAAACGCGTGAAACGAACGGCGAGCAACCGCCACGTCAGATTCCGGGTAAGCAGGGAACGTGGTCGGCGACACGTCAAGCAAGTCTTCGATCGCGGTCACGGTGCGGATGCTGCGGCCGTTCTCGCTCGACCATGATTCGCCGCCCTTCGCAATCTTGAATCCGAACGACGACCCACGCACGATGCCGGCTCGGATGTTACTGGCAAGGTCGCGCCCGTAGGAAGTGTCGGGCACGGGGAACGAATACCGCAGGCCACGATCGTCAACGGTCAGCTTGAGCGTGCCCGGATACCGGGCCAGCGGGAAGTTCGGATCGTGATTCCATAGAGCCCGCGTTTCCAGCGGCTTTTTGCGGCCGCGGCGCTCCGCGACGATGGCAAACGCAGCGGGGTCGATCCGCTCGATGAAGTCGCCCAGGTCAAGAGAGTTGACTCCGAACAATGCAGCATGGCCAGTGATGTACTCTTGCGGCGCGGCATCGCCCTCACTGCGAATCTCAATGCCGATGATCGGCTCATGCGAGTCGTCAAGAATCAGCGTGCGGCGTTCGTAGCTCATCTCGGCACTCCTGCTCGCGGCGTCGGCGGCTTCCATTTGTCGTACCAGTTTTTTTGCCCATGACCATCCCGCGTCGGACCCCCACAGAGCCCAGGCAATGCGGCCGTTGGACGGAAAACCCCTTGACCCCGGCGACCACCCCTCGCCCTGCTTGTCCACCTCGTGCCGATCGAAGTACGCCTTCATTCGCTTCGCGGTTGACGGGCTGATCGTCGTGCCGTTGCTCAGATCACGGGCGCGCGCGATGCCGACCGCGGTGCCGCCGCGACCGAACTCGCGCCGCCACGCAAGCCCTTTGCTGGCTTCGGCACGCACGCCGGCCGGCGGCGTGAAGTCGATGTGGTCATACTTCGCCGGCATCGGTGAACGTCGCCTGAGATGGTTCGGTCGCGGTC